AGGAAATTGCTCCTGAAGTCTTGGATGCTTTGCCAAACCTTCCATTAAAGCAACAGATGGAAGCCTTAAAAAAAGCTACGGTTACCCAAAAAGATATTTCTCGTTCTCAAATATACAGGGCATTCGAGGCAGGGGACACAGAACAGATTGCAAAGCTTTTGTTATCAAAGCCCTCTGCAGTAGATGATGCAAAAAAAGCACTTAGTCCTGAGCTATTTGAACAAGCTAAAGATCAATCAATGGGACGCATCCTACGTCAAATTGGAGCTACTGTTGAAGACGGTGGTGAAATAAGATTACAAGGAAACTTTTTAGAGGATTTTCAAAGCGGTCGGTTAGGTAAAAATTTACAAAGTGTTTTGGAAAGCTATGGCGAAAGTCATATTGATAAACTGTTCGGACCAAAAACCTACAATAGTTTATTTACGATTGCTGATGATATGACCCGAGCTTCTAACGCAGCAATTGCCGGGAAAGGCGGTCTTGCTGCTCCACAAATTGCTTTAACGTTAGGTGTTGTCGGTTTTATTACAAACCCTGTTGCAACTTTAGCTACGGGAGCAGGTTATGCGGCAATGTCAAAACTTTTACGCAAACCTGAAGTGTTAAGAGCAATGATGGCTTCACGAAAAAAATTAACTGTTAAAGAGTTTTTACAGGGGAAACGAAAAACGCAAGACCCTGTTGGTCAGGGCCTTCAAGCTGTTCTACAAATTACTTCTCAAGCTGGTTTTCAAACCATACGAGGGAATGTTGGTCAGGCTAAAGAAGAACTTGAACCTTCTATTGAAAGAGTGAAACAACAGGCACAGGCTCAACTGCCTACACCACAACAGATATTACCTGCAGCGCAAAGTGGCCTACAAAATCTTAATCCGTTCCAGCCGCAGGGCGCACAACAACAAGGTGTTTCACCGATCCTTGTACCTAACCCAGCAACAAGGGCCGCTGTAGGGAGCCAGTAATGGATAGACAAAAACTTTTTGCACAACTTCGGTTACACGAAGGTGTCGAACACAAACCATATCAATGTACTGCTGGATACATGACTATAGGCGTGGGTCGTAACATCGAGGAACGAGGACTGTCTGACGATGAAATCGACTACATCCTTAACAACGATGTCAACATCGCCACTGACGAACTGGTCAGAACGTTTGATTGGTACGTGGATCTTGATGAAGTGCGTCAACGTGTCGTAATTGATATGGTGTTTAATCTTGGGATGCCCCGCTTCCAACAGTTTAAAAAAATGATTCAAGCTTTGGATGAGGGGGACTATAAAGAGGCATCAATCCAGATGATGGATAGCCGTTGGGCATCTCAGGTGGGTGCTCGAGCAGAGCGTTTACGGGACATGATGGAAACAGGCGAAGATTCGTCAGACTTTGGAGAGTAAAATGAAGATCGAAATGACCGATGAAAAAGACATAATGATGGGTGACAAAACCCGCACTCAAATGGAATGGGAATTAACTCTTGTTTACACAAGCCAAGATTACGTGTTTAGGAAAGCTTGTGAGATGGCTCGTGAAGAGGTTGATTGGTTCTGTCGGCAGAATTGTTTGTTTGAGTACAATCCTTTAACACCTGATGATTATAAGGCAGCCTAGGGCTCCCAACGAAACTTGTCTTGATAGTAATTGTGATCGGACAAGTTTCAAGATTCATATCCACATTCTTCTAATTTCAAAGTCGCCAGTAAAAAGACGCTTAATTTTTTTAAGTTGTCTTTCAGCCTCTTCAAATGTTGAAAAGCTGTACCAACATTTATTGTCATTCCAAATCTCAAACTTCATCCAACTTCCCCCCAGTTGTCGCCTAACTCCTGATCTACACTGCTTGGCACACGAAGATCAACGCACGTCTCCATAATCTCCTTGATCCGTGACGCTTGCTCCTTGGAACCTATACTAAAGCACAGTTCATCGTGTACGGTCAGCAGAGGAACTAATCCCTCTTTGTAGCATTCAGCCATTGCTTTCTTCGTTTGATCCGCAGCAGAGCCTTGTATCAGCTTGTTAAGGGCTTTGTATGTAAATGCTCTACGAATGCCAGGACCATATTCCCGAATCGCATCCTCATGTTGCATAGGTTTGTTATAATCAAAACTTCTCGGTTCCCACATATCAAACCGGCATTTACGTCCTAACAATGTTCTAATCTGACCGTTCTTAGATGCTCGCTGAGATGCCATGTCAGCAATCCGTTTAACAAAAGGAACTCTGTCATGGTATGTGGCTAGTAGTTCTTTTGCGTCATCCTGACTGATATCTAACGTGTTGGCTAACTTACCTCGACCCATGCCATACATGATTCCAAGGTTTACAGTTTTAGCTTCTTTACGCCCAATCCCTGCCATGTCTGCCACCATTTGATGAAAATCCACGTCAGTTGTTTTAAACGCCTCAACAATTTCTTCTACTCGCGGATCTTCATACTTATCTGCAAGCAAGGATGAGAAATGAACCAACAACCTCGGCTCTTGGCTTGAGTAGTCAAACGAGCCCCACTGCTCTCCTTCTTCAGGAATAAACAGCCCACGAATTGCGGCTTTGAGTTCAGGATCTCGAGCAGGAATTTGTTGTAGGTTTGGATTGCTGGAACTGAAACGTCCCGTTATCGTCCCACCATCATCAGAACGTAGTTGATTAAACTCACAGTGAATCCTCCCGTTATGCTGATATCGAAGGATAGAGTCAATAAACGTGCTGTTTGCTTTGTTTAATTCACGAAGTTTAAGAATCTGGGCCGCGATCTCGTGGTCGCAGCCCTGCAAGAACGCTTTTGTAATCGAGGGTTGATTTGAGACCTCTGTGCAAGAGTAAGGGATTTGGTAATGGTCCAACACTGCGGACACGCTTGTTGCCACCCAGGGTTCGACCATAATTCCTGTTTTTGTTTTGATGTCATCTTTCAACTGCCTTTCTAGCTTTGCTAGATGTAGTTTAGTTCGCTCTGCCTTATCGAGATCTACGCGAACACCTTTTTCACGCATGTCGAGCATCATTGGGATTAGACTGCTTTCTAACTCAAATATCGATCCAAGTTCTTGCTTTTGAAGCTCTGTCTCAAAATAATTCCAAAGCTTCAGTGTCAATGCTGCATCTTGTTCTGCATATTGCCCAACAAACTTGGCCGGTAGTTTCCACATCTCAGCCTTTGGATCAATGCCCCATCTCTTTGCCTCCTCGCGTAAAACCTTTTCATTCTTACGCTCGCCTAAATAGTCCCGGCCTAAAGAATCAAGAGAAAAGCTAAACCGGTTTTCATTAATCAAGGGGGCGGCAATCATCGTATCGATAATTTTGCCCTCAACAGGCACCTCGGCCCATCGCAACCAGCCTAAGTCATATGTGGCATTGTGGAAAACTTTGGGGATATGTGGCGTAGCCATTTGTTTTTTCAGCCATTTCATGACCACATTTTGTGTCATGTTGCCGCCGCCAGCGTGTTTGATCGGGTAGTATCCAATAAAATCACCTGCCGCTACTGCCACTCCCACAATAAATCCATCGTTGCGAACCCATCCGGGCCCTAGAGTCATGAGATTAGGGTCACAAGTTTCTAAATCGACTGCGATATATTTGGATTGAGAAAGATCAGGAAAGACCTCGGGAGCAACCCAATCAATCTCCGCCATGTCCATCTCCATGCGTTCGACCCAGTTGATTGTACTTGTGTCTTTACTCTTCCTCATTCAGACACTCCGCCAGTTCCTCTATTGACTCTAAACTAGTACGGAACACAAAAATTGGGGTGTGCGTTCCCATATACGCCCCGTCAATATTAAACTCGAAGTATTCGACAGCTTCATCGTGATTCATACCATCACGCTCTACTAAGACCTCAATCATTTCTAAAGCGTCATATACAATTCGATGCACTCGTGTGTTGCCCTCCCACACCTCTGCAACTCCCAAGATACAATCGTCGAAACCTTCTGCTCTGATCATAGTGGATACCCGTAGTCAGTTTGTGCATCAATAATATGCAAGTTCTGTTTTGTTCGCGTGACGGCTGTGTAAAACACACGGTGCTCATCGTCTGGGTGATAAAGAAGTGTTTGGTGCGGCATGTACCCCATGTCCAACATTAACACAATGTTCTGGTCCTCCCCGCCTTTCATGCGGTGGATAGTTGACAGTTTAATTTCTGGAGATAGTGGAATACCGTCGGCGTATCTACGACACAAAGCATTCCAGTACACATGATCCTCATGGCTCAGATTTAATGCTTCTTGTGCAGGCATGTCCTTTGATGGGATTAAACCGTGGTTCTCAACCAAATCTTCATATGTCAGTGGGATCATTGGATCGATTAGCTCTAAGGATTTTGCCTTACCGCGCCGTACCCGAGCATTGTCCCCTTGTTTTGGCATTAGGCTGTACATGTTAATCGCATCTTCAACAGACACTTTTTCTCCACGGCTAAGACGAGACCATGTCTTCATGCCACCAATTAATTCTTCATCGAACGATAGTTTCCCGTTTTTTAAGAACATTTGACCATCTCGCTTCAACTCGTCAGCCATATTGTTCAAACCTTTTACGGTTCTAGACATAACAGTCCACGAGCCCTCAGTCATATCCAAATTATCTATAGACATGTGGTGCTCAATGCTGCCTTCATCGTCTCGAGCACTCCACATCTTTGGCTCTCGAACCTCGATTCTTTGAGCTAATTCAACAGACAGATCATGTATGATCCGGGGCGTTCGATACGACTGATTCAAAATACGCTTGTCTGAGCATGCGTTTAACATTTTCTGAACATCAACCCCGGTGTATCTAAAAATTGCTTGATCATCATCACCCGCGTAATACACACGTTCAGCATGTCGGGCTAACACTTTAACCTGTTCCCACTGCAACGGTGTGAGATCCTGCGCTCCTCTCTCCTCCTCCTCTTA